CGAACTGAATGGGCTTGTGCCCTGGAAACTTGATGGCGATGGCTGGAGCACTGTCACATGCGTAAAAAACTGGAATTTCAACTTCAACTTCTTGTTCAGGCATTATACTATCCTTATGATAGGGTTGTTTAATAATCAAAGAAGAGAGGGGAAATTAATCCCCTCTCCCGTAAAATTAAAGTGCTGAGGTATCTGGAGTATCAATACCGGTATACGAACCACCGGTACGTTCGCCCTTGTATTCCAGAGACATTTCCGTAGTGAGAACACCGTAATCGGCATCAACACCTGCGCGACGCCCGTCAGCATCGTAGTTATCTTCATGAGTTCTGCGAAGATAACGAACCCGGATAGCAGCCGGATGCATTACGTAAAGGTCTTTAGTCCACACGGGATTTTCAACCATCAACGGATGAGTCATAAGCGAGATGTTACCGAACGGGGTACGCAACCGCTTGATGTCCATTCCGAAACCAGTTGTCGTTTCATCGACATTGAATTGCGTATGTGTGTGCGCAATCGTGTCTACAACTGACAGAACGTCGTGTCCGCAGAATGCGATACGTTCGTTTGGTTCGCCATCAATGTTGTGTGAGAAGACACCTTCAAGGAATCCACGCAAATCAGTGTACGAAACGTTCGTTGACTGAGTTGACACGTTGGTGGTGAAGAACGAAAGAATCCCATCCATAGTCCGGAATGGTTGACTGTTCTGAATTCCGAGAGATTTCTTTCCCCAAATGATGGATTTTTCAATCGCTTCGGAATGGAACATACCGTTGTCTTTACGGTTTTTCGCCATGACATTTCCGGTATGGAAAGCAACAGCCTGGGCCGTACCAGTAGCTTGCCACGTATTCCGGAAAATTTGCATGTAGTTAAACACTGGGAAACCGATAGTCGCGATAGCCGTTGGCTTCGAACTTCCTTCTTCCTGTGCATTGGCAATCAACTGCATATACTTAACAGTCGATGAACCATCCACAGTAGTGTTCGTCGTGCCAGCAAATCCACGCGTAACTGTTGCAGTCACACTTGAAACGCTGTTGATGAAGATATATTCACCAGTGGATTCAACCAGGTAAATCTGACCTGCTATTACCACAGTAGCATCATTCGTTGATACCACAATTGATGTTCCAGTCGAGGCAGCATTGGTGATACCAACGCGTCCAGTCTCATGGTTTTCTTCAAACCACGTGATGACGGTATCTTGCGCATCTGCAGACTTCATTCCAGAAGTCAACGCAAGAAGGGGAGCAGTACCGTTTGGCATAACTTTCAGCAACGATGAAGCAAAGTCACCTTTGCGATCACCAACGATACCACTATCAGAAGCAAAAACACCTTTTACAGCCATGTTGGCAATCTCCTAAGGGTCTGGGTTAGACTTCTTCACCACTAAACATGGATTCGAAATCGACAGTTTCATCACCCCCACTATTGAAGGGGCTACCACCTGGTCTTGATGGCGGGTCTTTTATTCCCAACTCTTTCTTGGAAATCTCATGCATTCTCACAAGGTATTTTCTTGTTTTTTCAATAGAGACTGTAGCGTCCCCATCGTTTAACTTCATCATTTGACCAAAAACTCCGCGTGCTACAGGTCGAATTGCGGGGTCCGTAGTAAAAGGTAGATCGCTGTGCAACTGATCAAAAGCTTGTTGGCTTACTCTCTGCTGCCCAGATTTAGCAACGGCACTGTCTGCTGCTTCACTCGAATGCCGTTTAGCAATTTTGTCTGCGTCAAGGATTGCAGTCTTATAAATCCCCGCACCCATTTTCTCGAAGGCTGCTTGTAACGATTCCGGCTTGCCGTCAGTAATGTCGGCGGCTACCTGTGTGAAATCAATTCCATCCATAACCTTAGCATCTCTCAAATAAGATGCAAGTGTTTTTCCTTCGTCAAAAGGAGCTGGCTGCTGTTGAATTTGTGTTTGCTGCTGTTGCGATTGACCACTGTTGGCATCATCAGCTGGTTTAGGCTTTGCCCACATATCAGCGAAAGTTTCCGGTTTATCCGGGGCACCCTTTGGGTTCTCATCATTAACTTCATTGATGAGGTCTGTGTTAACTTCGCCACCGCCACTCATATCTGATGGCGCGTAGCAAATCCGATTATGCATCAAGTTATCCATTAGCTATCTCCTGATTGAAACTGTTGAATGTGTTGAAGTGAATCTTCTAAAAATTGTACAAGATCATTGTAAACTGCAATCTCCATCCGACAAAGTCTATAAGCTGCACGAAACTCTTCGTCAGTCATATTCTTATCATCTTCAAGATTAGCAATCTCAATGGTTAATTCTTGTGAGCGAAGTTTTATCAAGTTGCGGAAAAGTGGATTTGCCGCAACGTCTAATAATGAAAGCTGCAATTCGGACGCTACTTCCTGCTCGTGTAACACACGCCCGAATTGAGATGATGATCGTATAATGGTCACTATTATCCTCCTGGAGTTTGCACCGGAGCTGGTGCTGCTAATGCGCCTTGTTGAGCACCGCCAACAGCTGCTTGTTGTGGACCTCCACCTTCGGCTTGCGTCTGTGCTTGTAATAATTGGAAAGCTGCATCTTTAAGTTCTGGAGGCAGCGCATCAATTGGATGCTTAAATTTGAACTGCTGGAAGTCCATCTTATCACCTTGTAGATCAAAGAAGTAATCAATGATAGCTCCAACATCGTAATCACGTGCAATCTGTGATTGAAGAAGCATGTTGATAACTTCTTGCAAAGACTCAGTGATTAGAAGTTTATCCAACCCTCGCAGTCCATCAGCAATCGTAAACTCAAGGTGGGTTGACTGGATAACTGAAGGTAGGATTTCTTGAACCTCGCCTTTATCGTCAATAATTTCAATCTTGCCACCGAACTGGCGAATGTTCGACATCTGCATAATACGCGTATGATCGAAACATTGTCCGTCAATCAGTTTAGCAATCTTGAGGTTACGCCGACTAGAACCCTGAACCGTAGCTGCAGCTTGATAACGTGTTGCGCGTTCAAGAGAAGCAACTTGTTTAGCTTGATCCGTGGGAAGCATCCGTTGCATTAAACCCTCAGCTGACTGGATATCAGCCATTGTCTGAGTTGTATCAGGTGCATCACTGATCTGAACAATAGCTTTATTCAAGTCAACATCTGTACCTGATGGATTAGCTGCAACTTTACCCCCTGCCAAATCTTCGTTCTCTAGCATAGGAATTACACGCCTGTTATAGACTGTTAAGCCATACAACCGTTTACGTGCAGCTCTTTGGTGGATGTTAAGTTGAGCAGATGTAAATCTCTGCAATGGTAAAAGCATCTCACCAAACGAGCGAGCTTGCATATCTAAACCATCTTCAATCGGCATACCAATAGCAACCGGCAGCAGATTGTGTATATTATCCATCTGCTCAGCATGTACGATATGCTTGTTAGCTATAATGTGGAAACGCCACATCTGATATTCGTTCGTCGAGCCTAAACCAAAATCGTTAGGTTTTAGCCAGACATAGAACTTGGTACGTTCATAGCCTCCAAGATCGACACCGGCTGAGCCCCACTTTCCAGACAGATAAGCATCCCAACCACCACTAGCATTTCCAGCAGTGTATTCAGAGGAGATAACTGGTCGATTTTCGTAGTACGAATACTCACCATAAGCATTCTCGTCTAATGCTTCCAGGTTAAAAATCTCACCATCATCAAACATACGCTTGAGCGCAAACTTCCGAACAAGATCAATCGTGCCAAAGAACTCACCGTGAGTAGGTAGATCAACTGGGTGAACTGAAGCATCCCAAAGAAAGTTGTAAGGGTCAATAGCCGGGATAAGATTACCCTCACGTATCAAACCTTTAGCAATAGTAGGGTTACTGCCATCTTTGCTAGGCTCAAGAATGTTACCATTCTCTTTAGTATACTCAACGATATGTCCGCCAAGGTTAAACTTGAACATATCAAGCAAGGCTTTAGACATCTGCCTATAGTGTTTAAAGTTTCTAGCATCACGATTCATCTTAGATGCAAAACCGTTAGCAATAGCTTGTTTGGATTTCTCGGCGAGAGCACCGTACATTCCCGCTTCAGGAGCGAATACTCCGAGCATGAAAGTTACAGCTTCGTCAATCTGGGTAAAAGCAACCTGTAGATTAGTGTCTACAGTCTTAGGTCCGAACCCGCGATGGAGGTCGCGCACTCGGCGTTTGTCATCACTGTCATGTATCATGTGACCAGACAACTCTTGGTCGAGTAGACGACATTTCTCTACAAATGGTCCACGCATATCTTTAGAGTCATCGAGACGTAGTTGAATGTACTTTAACAAGGCCTCATGTTGGACTCTTGTGACGGTGATACCTTCGCCGATTGTTACTTTAATAGTTCTTACCATGCTGAAATAGCTCCCAGACCTGTCCGCATATCTTCAGTATCATAGTGCGGACTAAATGTTGCAAAGATTTTATCTAAGTAGCGTTCAACCATTTGAGGTATGTAAGCTGTAGCATCTATGATGTCGCAATCATTCTCTTTCTTAGTAGGATCATAATGCAGCAATTCCTCAGTTTGATTGTATTCACCCTCAGTTAAAGCGTATTGCTTGCCTTTAATCATGGATGCCCAAACAGCTAAGCGTTCGTTCTTCGAGGCCGATGCAGCTAGATCAACAAACTCCATATTCTCTATTCTGCGCTCTAGACACAGATGTTCAAAGAAAGGCTTTAGAGCTTTCTGATAAGCTACAGCTTCGATACCAACAACATTGGCTCCCCACTTGTAGGCTAGCTCTAACATAGTATCAAACATGGTGATGGGGTCAACACCTTTATCGAAAGCGTAATCAACAGTTTGCCAGTAACCATCCATGTAGCCATGAACAACTAATGCGGTTTTGTGGCCCCACTCTCTAGCACTAATAGCCGGATCGATTGTAATACAGACGGCTGCAGGTTCACCTGGTTCGACACGAGGCTTGTACCATATCTCATCCGGCTTGATCAAACCGTTACCTAAAGCGATCGGCATGTTCATCATCTCGGCAAACCATATATCCGCCATGCCAGCAGATTGGTATTCTTCGTAATCCTGCTTGAGTTTGTCTATGGTCCAGACATCTTTCCACAGCGGTTCGCCATTAGATAACAAAGCTCCGTAGCGCATTGATGTCCAGTACGGGGATTCACAGTTTTCTTTAAGCATACAGCGGTTCGATATCATGTTACCGAGCCAGATGATCTTGTGACCGAACTTGTCCAAACACTTCTTGAACGGCCCGTACACCCATTTCTTTAATTTGAGAAACAGTTCTTCAGTAGCAATGTTATCGTTGTCTTCCAGATCGTCTACAACTGCTAGCTGGGGACGGCGGTTCTTAACGTTAATTCCGCGAACCTGTTGTCCAGCACCTAGCGCACGTAGGATACATTTCTTTTCTTTAGGCGTACCAGGGAACAACACGAATTGGTAGAAACCTTTACCCGCTTGTTCCATGCTGAACTCAACTTCACCGAAAACTTGTTTAAAGTTCTCTGAATGCATGAAGTCTACGATATCGTTTACAGCTGAGGTAGCAATACCGCTAGTGTTAGATAGATACACAATGAAACTATATTTAGTGTACAGAAAATAATACAGGACGGCGAGCTTAGCCAGTGTGGTTTTGGCATGGTCACGAGGTATAGCGCAAGCAAATTGCTCAACACGGCTGTCGACCATGCGATCGAAAACATCAATATGAAACTGGGGAACATCAGTGCCGTCATCACGTGAAATCTCCTCTGCCAGAAAGAAGTTAATAAAGAACTCTCTATCCTCACCTAGTAACTCTACTAGATCGGAGCGTGAGAGAGCTACTTCTTGTAACTGGTTAGGGGAAAGTTGTTTACTCACGCTTGTGCCATATCAACATCACTGAACATCCGAGCAACTTTCTCATCATCAGACTCTAGAGCTTTAGGAGTTAAGAACTTCTCCACGCTTTGAGGGGCCAATGTATCAGATACATGTTGTTCAAGTTGTTGTGCAGCTCTAGGTCTGGCATCAAGTACCTTTTCATCAGCCTGTACCTGAGTAACGAACCGCTGAGACAAGTTAATAATAACCCGCCCCGCATCTTGAGGAACAATAGGATTGTTATTCCCTAGATTACCTCTGCGTTTTGCTCTATTCGACATAGCTGCCGCCTTTAAGGCAAACTCAGGGTCTTTATTCCAATCCAAGTTCGCGTGTATGATACCCAAAGCTTTCGCTTCGACTGTGTCCCAACCTTCATTCATCTCATGGTCGAACTCAAAGGTGTCATTCAACACCACAGTCTGGATAGCTTTATACTCGTCCGTATCCATAATCTGGGAGATACGTGATTCATCTAGATCAACCGTGTCTGCAATCTGCCGTTGGCTCACACCAAACGCAACCATGTTCGCAATCGTCGTATGGAGCTTAACAGTATCAACCATTTACTTACGTATCCATTACAGGTACATTACATTCCATTCTAAAAGTATACACCAAACAGTTTGTAATGGCAACGTAATTATTCTGAAATGATCATGTAAGTATCTACTTGCAAACTAATGGTTATCCGGTATATCTAAAAAATTTTAGGATTAAATTGCGTGAGAGTTATTTATAGGCGGCCACCTTTATAGGCGATGGGGGGATAGGCCCCCCTTGTTTAGAACGCGTTTAATAATCATTCGCAATGATGGGCGCAAAGAAAGGGAGAACCGAAGCTCTCCCCTCCCTGGCCGGTGATCTTAGTTTACGTAATCTTCGGTCGCGTCGATCACCAGTGCCGCGATAACCGATGCGTTATTTTGTGAGACTTCGCTTGCCTCAAATTCCTCATCAACCCAGTCCCATTTCTTGCGGGCTAGTATCTTCATACTGATATCATTGCGGTCCTCAACTGGTACACAATGCGTAATGTACTCGGATACAAGTTGCATGGTTTCAAAGAATGTTCCAGAAGTTTCGATCATCTTTGAAGTTGTACCGTGGGTCAACCGAATGTGATTATGATTTTCTGTGGTTTGAGTAGTCATAATGTTTTGTATCTTCTTTCGTTGCGCTTCCGGCCATTCCGTTAGCGTAGGTACACCTTAGTCTCACAGTTTCAATCGGTCAACCCCCTTACTTAATTAAAAGCGCATTTAGATTAAATAAGATATCGTTCCAAACATTGATCTTAAGGTTCTGCGCGACCTGGGCGATTGATCGAGTGGCTTCTAGTTGATTACCTATTTCAGAATTGATTGCCTTTTCTAGTGCCTCTTTAAGATAGATCACTTCGGGGCGTGTCAACTGTAGTTTAGCCATAGTCTTGTACCTCTTTATGTATGTTATAGGACTTTCGAAAGTAAGTTCGTTTAGCTGTTTTGTCAACTGTAGTTTCAAACTGTTCAATAACTATTCGTTCTTATGTATGTTATAGGACTTTACGCATTGGACACAAAAAAGCCCGCCAAGTCATTACAACCGGGCGGGCTTAGTGTTTCAGGTGTTAGTTTACGAAGCTGCTAGTCTCCAGCGAAACCGGCAAACGCTTCCTCGAAGTCAACATCATCAACGATAGACACTTCAACCTGATCGCGTGTTGCCTTCCAGTGTTCCAAGATACTCGGATCAAGGTCCTTCTCTTTGGACAGATCAATCATCCGATCAAGAACAAATACCCATTGTTCCTGTTTGATCTTCTCGTACTGGCTTTCAGCAAACGAAGCAGACTGCATCAAGCTCTTGAGCATTGGCTTAGTGATATGTTTCAAGCCTTGCTTCTTCAAGAACGCCAGCACTGGTTTGCTGATCTCGTTGAACGTTTCCAGGCTCTCGGACTTACGAGTACTTTCAATGAAGCCGACCAACGTGGACGGGAACTCAATTGGATCAGCGGAAAGCGCTGCCTTTAGCTTGTCGCCAAGCTGCTTTTCCAAGATGCCTTGAACGAAGCTTTGACCCTTTTCGTGAGCCAGGATGGCTTCAATACTTGGCACGTGGGCAACGATGATTTGGTCAAGCAACATGGCTTCGCCCTTTTCTGGGTTCCGCCGTTGTACTGGTTGCACCATCAATGCGTGATCATCGGGGATTTCAGGGTTCTCGCTGTCGAAGTTCCACTTTACTTCAATGCCCTCAATTCCCGATACCGCACCGATGTAGGCTTGTGCGGCTGATCTTCCAGCTTCCCCGGGTGCGAAGTAATGACGCTTCCGGAGTTCTTCAGCTTTAATTGTGTTGTTGTCATCCATTTTGGATAATTCCTTTTCAAGTGGTTTGCAAACATTAGAAGCAGAATTGCAACTAACTGGGATAATATGATGTATAAGATGTGGCGTGTCAAGCGTTGTTTCATGTTTATTTGAATTTAAATTAAAACCTATGTTCAACGATTAGTTTGGTTTTGAAACTGTA